GGTCCGGCTGGAGAGTTATCACAGCAAGACCAAACAACGATGGTGTCCTACACGGTGGAGTTGCTGAGAACGCAACACTGCCTGAGACTGTAAGGCCTACCTTCCAGCACGTGGCAGCAAAGCCAAAGACAATCGCACACACGTTCGATATGTCCGAGACTGCTATCTTCCTAGCTGACAAAGACGACGGATTGGGAGACATTCGCTCAGTCATGAAGGAAGAGATGGGCAAGCACCACGCTGAGATGGTCAACAAGATGCTTCTAACAGACGTAGACACACCCGCTGGAAACAACTTCGAGTCTCTTGACAGAGTCACTGCAAACGATGGAGGAAGCTCTGGACTAACTGGTCTGAAGACCTCCAGCAGCAACACCCACGTAACAGCAGCAACAGACCTAGACATCTACTCGATTGACAGGTCCGCTAACTCGTGGTCCGAAGCAGAGATGTCCTGTGCAGCAGATGCTCAGGCTTCCAACCAGAGAGTCCTAACACTGGACATAATGGACGAGATGTTCCAGAAGCTCTGGATTCGTGGTGGAAACCCCAAGGTCATCCTAACTGGATACGACACTCTAATGAGGATTCAGCAATTGCTACAGTCCCAGCAGAGGTTCATGGAAGAGAAGAGAGTTACCCCAACCTACAACGGTGTAAAGGGTGTACCCGGTATTGAGGCAGGATTCATTGTCGCAACCTACAACGGTGTACCAATCATCCCAACCAAGGACATGCTATCTGACGGAATCAGCAGGATGTACTACCTAGACACAGACTACCTATACTTCAGCACTGCAATACCAACGCAGTACTTCGAGAGCGGTATTGAAACTGGTGACCCGTTCGCAATCAACAGACTGGGCCAAGAGGGTCTCTATCGAACCATGGGCGAGATTTGGACTACTTTCTTTGGAGCACAGGGGAGCGTTCGTGACCTCAAGTGAGGCTGGAGCATAAGTGGAGAATAAAAGAGGTGAAATGATATGGCAGAAGAATTGACAGCAACAGCAGCAGGTGGCTCACTAACAGCCGCCGTAACAGGAGCATGGGAACTCAGAGCGGGCTCACATGACACGACCGAATACCTAGATGGAGCAGGAGACGTAACTTACCCCGGTGGCGGCGTAGGCACCTTCGCAGCAGTAAACAGCGACGGAGCAAACGGATACGACCCAGCACCAAAGATGGCTATCCTAACCCTAGGAGCAATCGCAGACAGCAACACAGTAACGCTTGCAGGTGGCATCACTGCAATCACCGCAGCGTTCATGACTACCTTTACCGCAAACAACGGGCAGACCGCTGGTCTTTCCTTCAGCGGAAAAGTAATCACTCTGGAAGCCACAGGCTCTGTAACTAGCGGACAAGTATTAGTCTTCTATTCGTGAGGTGGGTAAGTGCCCACAGTAACCTACACAGGAGCGCAGAAAAGGCGTCGTAACCTCGATGCCTCTATGCCTGACTGGGTCAGGGGAGTAGCGTACGAAGTTAGCGACGAGTGGGTTGCCCATTGGGGCGCCCGACTCGGACCTGATTTTACAGTAGTAGGCGCACATGCCGACCTATTGAATGACGGCATACCTGACTCCGAATGGACAAAGGCGAAAATTACTGATTGGTTGAAAGCAAACGGAGTAGAAGTAAGTGGTAGCTTCAAGACCAAGGTAAAACTACTCGAAATGGTGGAAGGTGTTTTGAACCCGGAGCCAGTCGTAGAACCAGTAGTCGAAGAAGCGGTGGAAGAAATCCCCGTTGAAGAGGCAGTTGAAATAATAGAAACAGGAGATGAAGAATAATGGCATTTAGTAGTACAACAGACAGCAGAACACACGCATTGGGGGACCTATTACTGGTTACCGGAACATGGAATGCAGACAGCGTAGACACTGGGACAATAGTCACAGGACTATCCAACATACTTGCAGCAGACGTCATCGGTGATACCGAAGACAACACGGGCGGTGGAGTAGACGGAGCATTCGCTATCGTCACTACTGCTGCACCCGGTTCCATAACAATCGATTGCGTAAGCGGAAACACTGGTCGTTGGTGGGCACTAGGGAAGCGCTGATTAAGGCGGTGACCTAGATGGCAAACCTAACGTTAAAGTTCGCAGTGGTGGGGCCTGTCTCACCTGCTGACTTCTCCACAGAAGCCTCGGCAGAGACAGCCTTGAACGCAGCTTACACTACAATCACGGATGCAGCATCAACATCATCCTTGGTCGCATCCGAACCGCTTGTAGTGCTAGGCAATGTGTATCTTGTATTGACGTACTACGCATGATGGTGAGGGGTATGCATGGGTTTAGAGTCAGTAGAGATTGACATAGACGACATCAGCAGATTCCAGAAGCAAGACGTGCGTGCAGACATCTCCTACAAGCATGAGGTAGATGCTGAGAATCCCCTCAAGGGGGTTACTCGCAAGCAACGAGCTAGGACCGCTGAGGTCTCTGATGTGATGAACATCGGTTCAGGCACTAGGTGCAAGCACTGTGGTATGCTCCACTTCATGTGGAGGGCTACTTGTGGCTCATGCGACAAGCCTATGGAGTATAACCTCGCTACTCGTGATGAGGAGGCGAGGCTCTAATGCCACAGGTATTCAGTCCGGGTGAGGGAGAGACAAGACCCCTCGACCCCACTGAGGTAGTCTACACCACAGCCCAGAAGGTAGCTGACCTGCTAGACATAGGGCCACAAGAGGCAGTGCTAGTGGCATCAGACAGTGATAGTGATGGCGTGTACGTCACTGGCACTGACTACAGGAACATAGGATTCTCCGTAGGCGACACGATACTAATCTACTCGGATGCGGACCCTCTAGGCTTAGAGAGGACAATCACTGCTATCACTAGCTCAATCAATGGCGTCAAACTGGGATTCAGCTCAACCATAACGGCAGCGGACTTCCAGAGCGCTGACAATGCATACGTCCAGAACACAGCTTCATTCACCAACGGGAGGACCCGTGGTATTACCAAGAAGAAGGTGGATGACGTCATACTGCGTATGCAGGACCACATCGACAATCTCACTCACAATGCTTGGCGCCCGTACTTGGTGCAGGCCGAGTACATCAACTTCGACACGTATAAGCCATACAGACGTCGATACTACACCGACTACGTCGGCACTACCCCACTGTTGTTCAGG